TCTTGATCTCGCCGACCTTTTCGCCGTACAACGCCGACGCTGCGTCCGACTGGCGGGCATTGGCCATCGCGGCCTGTTCTTGCGCGGATCGCAATGCAGACTCCGTGCGCAGCCGCTCGGCATTCTGCGCCGCTGTGGCCTCCGCAGCCAGCCGGGCCTCGGTCTCCTGCGCCTGGATCATGGGCGCCATGGCAAACCCTTGGAACAGGCTGCCGATCCCAGAGGCCAGCTGCTGCCCGCCCTGGTTCGCTCCCACGCTGTTGGCCAGTCGAAAACGCATGATTCCCCCTTATTGCGGGCCGACCAGCCAGCGGCCATTGGCGAAGCCGCCCGGTGCGCCGGCCTTCATGGCGCCGCCAAGCCCCGCCGTTGCCAGCTTGCCCATGCCGTAGCCCGACAGCGCCTGCCCCGCGATGGTCATGCCCAGGCTGGGCGTCACCGAATTGATGCCGATCTGGTCGATCTGGCTCATGTTGTTGTCGCCCGACGCAATGCGCCCGATCTCGCCGGCCGTGTCACCGAACGCCACGCTCTCGTTTCTGCGCAGTTGGCCGGCGGAGCCGATGCGCCCCAGCAGTTGCGCCAGGTTGCGGTTGCTCTCGGCTGCCTTGGCAGTCTCGCGTCCCTTGGCTGCCAAGTAGTCGGTCGTGCCGCCAGGGATGGTCTGGCCGACCTGCACGCCCTGCGCGGTGATGGGGGCGGCGGTGGCCGCCGTCTGGTAGCGCTGCGTGAGGTCTTGCGTGATCTCGTCCTGGTTCGCTTTGCGCACGGTGGGGTCGAACTCCTGCACCTGACGCATGGCGACATCGGTGGCCTGGTTCTGGGCCTGCAGGGAGCGTTGCTGGCTTTCGCGCGCCATGCGCTGCTGCTTTGCCACGGCGTCCTGTTGCGCCTTGGCCGACACGAAGGCGCCGGCCAGCATCATCCCGATTGATAGAGGGTCCATGGCTACTCCTGCACGCTTCCGGTGTACGACTTGCCGGCAAAAAGGTTGCTGAACATGTTGCCGCCTGATTGCGCCGGCAGGCCGTTCGGATAGCGGGCCTTGAGCGCCGTGTTCTGCAAATAGGCTTGCGACAGGTCATCGAACAGCCGCCCGACGCTTGCCTGCTGGGTGCCAGCCTTGGCCGCTTGCGCCGCCGCACTCAGTTGCCCGGCCGCCAGTTGTGAGGCCGTGCCGGTGTCGATGCCGGATTGCGCCAGCGTGATCAGGTTTTGGCGGGTTCGCTCGTCCGTGCCCTGCAGCTCAGACGCTGCGCCGACGCCCGCCTGTTCCGCGCGGATCTTGCCTTCGCCGTAGCGCTGCTGCAGCTCGCCGCCAGATTCCGCGTCCACGGAGCCGCCCAGCAGCCCCGCGCGAGCCAAGCCGAACAGGTTCTGTTTGCTGGCCGTGGAAAACTGCCTGTCAAGATCGCGGGTCGCCACGTCGCGCGTCGCGCTGCCGATGTCCGTGTACATGGCATCACGCCCGGAGCCGGAGAACGTGTTGTTCACCGCATCCACTGCCGCCCGGATCTTGGCCTGCCGGGCTTCCTCGTCCGCGCGCAGTTGGCCGGCGCCGCCGTCGCCGCCCTTGAAATAGATCCGTCGTCCGTCCGGACCGTAGCCGCTGTGCTTGTTCATGTTGGGCACCTCACGATGTCGTATGTATGCTGGAACCCCAGGCCCTTGAGCGCCCGGGTCATTGCGGGGGACGTGCAGGCCTCGATCTCCGATGCACCCGATTCTTTGGCCCATGCGAGGAACTGCGGCCAGAAACTGACTGCCACGCCGGCAAGATCGCGCCCGCCCAGTGCCATCACGTTCAGGGTCATCTTGGAGGGGTAGTGCCGGAACTCGAAGACCATCGCCAGCACCGGGATGTCGCCGTCCAGCGCGATCGCCGCGAAGGCCCTGCCTGAATCCACCATGGCAGTCAGATCCGTGAGCGTGAACTCTCCGCGTGCGGCCTGGTGCACCACCGGGTCGATCAGCCGCATCACCGACCACCAGTGCAGGCCAATCAGTTCTGGTGTGGTCAGGAAGATCGCGCGCATGGTCAAGTGGTCCCAAGGTCGTCGAAATAGAGCGTCAGGCGGTTGACCTGCACCTCCAGATTCGGATCGCCCACGAATCGCAGCTTGAACTCTGTGCCCGCCGCATTGACCGGCAGGACGCCGCCGCTGTACGTCCAGCCGCTCTGCGCGCTGCCCACCAGAATCGTGTCGGCCAGCGTTCCGTCGCGGTCGCCGTCCACCGACACGTAGATTTCCACCGAGGTGATGTTGACGCCATCGAAGTCGATGCCTGACAGGCTTTTGAGGCTTCCTGGCTTGCCGAAGTCCAGCCACTGCGTCTCGGCGTACACGGCCTGGCTCTCTTGGTTGGTCTCGCCGTCCAGAAAGTACACATCGGGCGTCATCACATAAATTGACGTGTCGCCGTCGCGGCGCAGGTACATCGAGCCGCCGAGCTGGCCCCACGCACTGATGTTGGCTGTGCCGGTCGTGCCAAGACCATGCCAGGCCCAGGCGTTGAGCTTTGCTGTGCGGCTGTAGGTCCACGCAGCCCAGCCGTATTCACCCAGAGATGAGCCCAGCAAAGTGGGATGCGCCAAAGGTGCGCCGCTGGAAAACGGGATGGAGGCCGATGGGGAGCTGGAAAAGGACATGCGACTATCCTGCCTGCCAGCGGTTGGGGGCCGTCACCCAGTATTGCGAGAGCGGCCCGGCTGCAATGCCCTTGACGGCAGGCACCAGACCGCCATCGGCCACCCGAGTCAGCGAGTCAGGCGGCACGGTGAATGGCTTGATCGGCAGGCCCACGTCCACGTCGGATGGGAACAGGGCGTTGGAGAGGGTCGTGAGCGAGCGCACCCCCGACTCGGACAGAAACAGCAGATCCCCGTACAGGCTCACGATCGAATGGTGGTGGCGGGTCCCCACTCCATCAATCACCCGATCCAACGACATGCCGGTAGGGTCTGGGTCCAAGATCCACAACTGGACGCTTTCGTCGGTGAACACCGCCAATTTGCCCTGGTACAGCCCCAGCCCATAGGCGCGCTGGCCGTTGGCGAAGTGCTGCGACACAGGAAGGCTGCCGGCGTCGCCCGATGTCGTCCAGTCTGTCGGGTCGCCCACGGCAGAGAACTTCACGCTCTGGCCATCGTCCGAGATCGAATACACCCGGGCCGTGGCGGTTGCCATCAGGCCAGTGGAGGGCATGTTCACGTCCGTGATGTCCGTGCCGGTGACGGTGTGCGTCGTCGTGTCCACGGTCAGCAGGCTCTTGTAGCAAGTCGTCCCGCCGTCTGGCGAGAGCACAGCAACGAACCCCTTGTCCCAGCGCGCAACACCCATCAGCCGGGTCGATGTGGCGTCGTCGAAGTCGCCGCCTGTGCCGCTTGACACGAAGGCGTACACCAGCCGCTCGCCGGTCTCCGCATTCACGATGTCGCTGGTGTTGGGAACGGTTGCCACGTTCCAGCAGGAGAACACCCACAGGTAGCCGCTGTTGGATTCCAGGCCTTTCCACTGCGCTGGCACTGCGAGCGCGCCCGGGGATTGCTTCCACTTTGCCCGAGACTTCAGCCAGCCGCCGGGCTGCACGTCCATGTTGATCAGACGGGCGAGACTGTTGGCCGGCGCCACGCTCGAGGGCCTGGCCAGCAGCAGCCCGCCGTCGAACCTGTCGAATGTCGCCTTCGCCATGGTGCGTTATTCCCAGACCTGGCGAAAGCCGCCTGCGGTCGACACAACCCTTGGGCGCGGTTGGCGCGCTGCGGGGGGAATGAAGCGCCGGTTTTCCTTCGCTGCCACCTTGGCGCTGTACAGCATCGTCTTGAACGCCTGCCCGGCCACCTCGGCGTCCGGCTTGCCGTAGTGCGCCTTGCCCATCGCAATCGCGTAGCCCAGCACCAGCCGCCCGTCCACCGCCGGCAGATCGGCGTCCTCGGAGAATCGCGTCAGCACCCGCTGGTGGTCGATGTAGACCGTGTAGGCCTGATCAGGCGTGGGCCAGAACTCCATCGTCCACACCGCGTCATCCGTGCCGGCGAACCGGCTGTCCCATGCCTCGGGGATGGCGCGCATGCCGGTCTCGGCCCGCATCGCGTGCGTGATGCCCTGGGGCAGCTCATGGCGCTCTGTACTGCCCTGCTCAATCCAAAGCGTCTGTATGCTGCCCCGGGCAATCGGCACGCCATCGTCGCTGGTCGATGGATAGGTGGGCGTGTTGGCCGCAAGCGTGAGCGTGGACGTGACCGGGTAGCCGTCGTCGAGCTGCTGGTACACATACTCGTGCGCCTCGGTCAGGATGTCCTGCAGCGCAGGCGTGGCCCCGATGGTGGCGTGCAGCTTGCAGCGCACCCGCAGGGTTTGGAGCATCTGCGCGTAGGTCTTGGCGGTGGGCAGGGTCAGGGCCATGGGGGTTTCCTATACGGACCGGCAGGGGATGGGATCAGGAGTGGTCCGTGCAGCACGCGCCCCACACAACCGGCTTGCCGTCCACCGTCTCCGGCTCCACGAAGCCGTTGACGTGCCAGAGCCGCTCGACCATCAGGTCATGGTCGATTTCGTGCTTGCCCTTGCGTGCCCAGGTATCGGCAGCAAGTGTTTGGCCGTCCAGCGTGGACCCGGCAGGGATCAGGACCGGGCGGATGACTTCGACGGTGGTTTTCATTGCGTGTACCCCATGTAAACGGCATATTCGGATGGCGACATCACTCGCAGCGTGCCAGCCGCAACAGCAGGCGCGATGGTTTCGTCAACCAACTTCTTGAGTTGCGAGTAATACCACCACCCGCCAGTGCCGGACAGCGATGCAGACGGCGGGTTCGGGTTTCCGTTGTTTGCGGGCGGATACTCAGACCCGTTGGATGGCAGCGGAGCAAATGCAGCATTTGCCGGGTCCGTGTCGTCCAGGATGAAGTGACCGTAAA